TTTGCAAGGTTGGCGAGTGCGAGAAGTCCCTCGCCCGGGCTTGCAAGCTGGTTGGCGTTGCGCGGCTCACCCACCACGACTTGCGGCACCTTTTTGCAACGCGATGCATTGAGGCTGGCGTTGATATTCCGACCGTTTCACGCTGGCTTGGCCACAGCGACGGCGGGGCCCTGGCAATGCGGGTTTACGGCCACTTGCGGGAAAAGCACAGTGCGGAAATGGCGGCAAAAGTCACTTTCGGAACGAAGGAGGCCGCATGAAAAAGAAGACCGCGAAGCGCAACCGCCGCGAAGGAATGATTGCCCGCACTCCGGATACTTTCGAGCGGCAGACGCTGGCTCGCTACGGCCGCAAGCTTCCCCATCAAATCTGGTACGTGACCAACTGGCAAGCGCGGCTCAAGAACGATCCAGAATTTAGGATTAAAGCAAAGTTAGACCAGAATGAGATTGGCGTTTGGCTGGGAATTTTTCTTAAACCCTTGCTGGCGCTTGATGATCGGTGGTTCGACGAAATGGCCGAGGCGATACGCGCCTATCGGAATGACGGTAAAAAACCGGTTAATCCTGACGAACTTCGGATCAAGCTCAGCGATCTGCGATTGTTGGCACAGGAACCGCCCGAACTGAAACAGCTCGCCAAACAAGTGGGCTACACAGGGAATATGGAAAGCTTTCGCCGAGTCGTTGATAGCATGGGGGTGCCCTACAAGAAGAACAAAGGCGGACGGCCAAGAAAAACCTCCGCACTTAAGCCCAAAAAGCATTTTAACACTGTTAGTTCTTAAGTTTAATAGGGTGTAGAAGAGTAGGCATGGTTAACATGCCTACTCGAAAACAGAGCGACGCGCAGACGCTTCCAAGTTCGGCGAACCCCACCAACACCCTCCCGCGGATGGCATTTACCATGCGGGAAACCGCGGCTCTGCTGGGGGTCAATTATCAAACCGTTTACCGGCTCAACAAGCGGGGATTGCTCCGCTCTTCGTCGGCTCTTCGCACCAAGCTTTTCCCCGCCACCGAAATTCAGCGTTTCCTTACCGCCACGCTGGGCCAAAGCGCAAGGAGTGCCGCTTGAAAAGTCGCTACCTCCGCTGGTCCCGCGCTTCTGGTTCGGCCAGATATAAGATTTTAACCGCCATCGCGCGCGGCTGGCAGCCGGGTATCCCCGTTCGTTCACTCCTGCGTCGCCGCTCCCGGCGCGTTCGCGTCGCCTATGGGGTGACGGATGACTAACTTTCGACCCTTTATTCCTGCCATGCTCGACGACGCTGGATTGTCCCTCGCGCAGTTCCGCATGTTTTGCCGAATTTCTCGCCGTGGGAAATGTTCGGAGTCAGTGGAACGAATGGCAGCCGGCTGCCGAATGAACCAGGAGACAGCGTGGCTTGCCATCCGAGACCTTATCGCTTTTGGGATGGTGAAGCGCACACCCAGACCGGGGGTAACTAGCCTTTACGAGGTCACCCCACAGGCGCAATGGAAAACACCCACTCGGAAAGAGGGCGTACACCCTAAAACCGAGTGCGGTCACTCGGGAATGAGGGGTACCTACCCACTCGGGAATGAGGGGTGCAAAGGTAACCCAGTACAAGGTAACCCCTTTAAGGAAGGGGAAAAAAGTAAAACAACCGTTTCGACCAGATTCTGAAAAATGAATATCGACTTTCAACAAGCTGAGGCCCGCATGCGGGAACTCTACCGCAATCGAAGGGAGGCCATGCTGGCAGCCCTCGCTCGCGAGCCACAAACGAAGCATTGCGACAGGCACCCGAAAGTCTCACGGCCAATCGACTTTGATCTGAGCGGGCAGGCCAGTACCGAGGACAGATACGTTGCGGTTTATGCTCGCTGCCCGCAGTGCGCTGAAACCGAACGCCGCGAGGCTGAAGAGCGGAAACTCCACCGCGCGGGCGTTCCTGCAGCAATGCTTCACTGCACGTTGGAGAATTGGACACCTGGCGACGAGAAAGAGACCGAGGCGCTAAAGGCCATTCGCGATTTCATCCAAACTCGCCGCGGGTTTCTGGTCATGCTTGGTTCAATCGGAACCGGCAAGTCGCACCTGGCCGTTGCCGCCTGCCGATTCTTTCGCAATCCGTTGTTCGTGAAGCAATCTTCGCTTCTGCTCGAACTCCGCCGGAGCTACCGCGACCGCGAAGCACCAAACCCGATTCCACGTTGCCAAGCCGCTGACCTATTGGCATTGGATGAGATGGGGCTCAGCGCTGGCGGCCGCGACGAGCTGCCAATGCTTCATGAAATCCTCGACCACCGATACCAGGAGTTTTTGCCAACCATTTTGACAGGCAACGTCACCCGCGAAGACTTGCGGGCCGTCCTGGGCGAACGGTTGACAGACCGCGTAAAGCAATCCGCGTTTCGAATCATTGAGTTTGCCGGCGACTCGCACCGGGCCAACCACCGAGATCTTTATTTCGCTTCGTTCAAACCCGAAATCAAAGATGAACTCTCCGCGGACTGAATATCAGCTCATCCTGCGCCCTGAGCCGGGAAACTGGCTGTTATCGCCCGAAAAGCGCCTCGCCCGGGCCCTCAAAAGCCTTCTCCGTGCATGGGGTATGAGATGCACCAGATGCACCCCCATCGAGCCAAAAGAAAAAAGTTGCACAAAAACTTGTGACATGTAATTTAACAACAAGCAGCCGGCCGAGGTTGCTGACTTGGAAAAGTGGTTGCCTTGAAAAAGGTAGCCGTGGACCTCGGCAGGATTGCTTTACGACACCGTTCGGCGGTTCGACCTCCACCCTGAAAAGGGCGAGACAGGAACGCCAACGAGTTCAAGCGCTAGGGCGCCTGAAAAGGAATCCCCCTGGCCTCCTGATTCGTCGCGCCGGCCAATACGGCCGGAACTTCGCGGCAAGTTTCACAGTTAGAAATTGCAGACGCGTTATGTACGATAACTTAAGGCGCGACAACCCGATCGAATCCGTCAGGAAAAAGGGCGATGGAACGCTGGAGCTTTCCTGCGCCAGCGAATACCCCGTCCAAAGGTGGTTTGGCTACGAGATCCTCGATTGCTCCCCTGATTCCGTAAACCTCGACCGGATGAACTCCGGCGCAGCGGTCCTCGTTGATCACGATACCGCGGATCAGGTTGGCGTAGTCGTAAAGGCCGAAATCAAGAACCGCAAACTGCGGGCAACTATTCGGTTCGGGCAATCCGCCCGAGCCAAGGAAATCCTGCAGGACATCCTAGACGGCATCCGAAAGCTAGTGAGCATTGGGTACCGGATTAACAAGCTGGTTAGTGAGAAGGTTGAAAATGGGGTTGAAACACTCCGCGCAACCGACTGGGAGCCTTACGAAGTTTCTTTAGTCGCGATTCCGGCCGATCCAACGGTGGGAGTCGGACGCGCCATGCATTCAGTAGAACAACAAAATCAAATCATGATAGACGATAAACCAACAAGAAGGGAAATCAGGGAAACCCTGGGACTTTCCCAGCAGTACGCCGAAGCGAACGCCCGCACCGAGGGCTTTCATGAGGCAGCCGATATTCTGGCAATGGGCAAACAGCACGATTGCGAAGCCGAAGCCATAAACCACATGCGACGTGGCGGCACGCTTGAGGACTTCCGCAAATGGGTTCTGGCGAACCGTTTCAACGCCAAGCCGGTGAATACCAGTGGCATGGGCGATATCGGCATGGACCGCAAGGAAGCAAAGCGCTGGAGCCTGGTTCGCGCGCTGGATTGCATTGCCAGACAGAAGCCGCTTGACGGCCTGGAGCGCGAAGCTTCGGACGCCGTTGCAAAGCTCTCCGGGCGCCGACCTGACGGATTTTTCATCCCGAACGAGATCGTTCATGGCCATCCTGACGATCGCACCTACCAGCGCGACCTCGCCGCAGGCACCGGCAACTTGGGCGGTTACACCATCCAGACGGACGTTGCAGGTTCCAGCCTGATTGAGCTACTCCGCAACATGACCGTTTGCTACGAATTCGGGGCTATCAAGCTCGGCGGGCTCGTTGGCGACGTCGCGGTCCCAGCCCAAAGCGGGGCGGCCACCTCCTACTGGATGCCGGAAAACGGGCAAACGCCATCGAGCAATTTGACGTTTGGCTCACTTGGATTGCGTCCGCACCGTCTTAGCGGCGTAACCGCGCTCGGCAAACAACTGCTTGCCCAAAGCTCAGTGGATGTTGAGGGGCTTGTCCGATACGACCTCGCCCGCGTCCTGGCTATTGCCATTGACCTGGCCGCACTGGCCGGGGCCGGAAACAATAGTGAACCGCTCGGCATCATCAATACCGGGGGTATCGGCTCTGTCACATTCAGCGGTGCAGCCTCATGGGCTAAAGTCATCGACTTTGAAACGCAAGTCGCCAATGCGAACGCGTTGATCGGGGGAAATCTCGGTTATGTAACCTCGCCCTCCGCGAAGGCCAAGTTGAAGAACGCCGCGAAAATCGGCAGCACCTTCCCGGTTTTCATTTGGGAAGACAGCAGCCGCAGCAATCAATTGGCCGGCGAAGGCAAAGTGAACGGCTACCGCGCCGTGGCAACCAAGCAAGTGCCGAGTGACAAAATGATCTTCGGCAATTGGAAGGACCTGATCATTGCCGACTGGATTGGAATGGATGTTGTCACCGACCCGTACACGCTGGCCGACAAGCACCAACTGAAGGTGACGGTCAATATGCTGGTCGACGTTGGTCTGAGGCACGCCACAAGCTTCGTTGTGAGCTCGGACTCAGCCGCGCAGTAAACATGAAATTTGGCGCAATATCAGGGGCCGCTCCTTAGTCGTAGCGGTGCGCCAATGGCGGTTTGCCTATGGCAGGGTAACCGTCGGCTCGGGCAGTTTGCTATATAGGCTGCTCGGGCCTCCCTGGTTTAACTACCAAATGAAAACTCGACCAGAAGAACTTCTTCCAAAACTGCGCTTGGCTTATGGCCTCGTCGGCTTACTGCTAAGCGCTCAACAGGCTGAGCAACTCGCCGAGGTTCAAGAGTTGTTAGGGGGTGCAATGGATGGGCTCGACCTCGATTGCTCAGCCCAGTCTAAAGCCGCAGAGTCTATCGCTTGCGCTGGTGATGCTGTGAGGCAGATAAGCGCTGACCTCGACAAGGCCGGCCAACATTTGGCACACGCGGCACGCTGGCTCTCGGTCCTCACCGACCGGGACTCTGCACCAACGCCAATGAACATCTGGCCTTCCGGAAGTGAGACGGATGGACCGCACAGTCCATCCTGATATGAGTATGCGTAACCTATTGATAATACATCACTTGCGCGGGTCCTGGACTGTACGACGGCATGCGGGGGTGACCATGATTGCGTGAGGTGCGCAGGCATAGAACTTCCATGAAAAGTCTGGAGAAATTACAACCAGGCCCTGGGCGGCCGTTCGAGGAATTTCGCTGGACCGTGGACCGTGCCGGCGCTGAATTTGGGCTGAGCTCAAAGACCGTTTCGAACCGTATCAAGTCGGCTGGCGTTCATCCTGGCGATGATGGCAAATTTTCCACGAAGGACATTCACGCCGCAATCTGCAGCGACCTAGAAAAAGCCAAGCTCCGGAAGCTCCAATTCGAAACCAAACGCACCGAAGAGGAGCGCGAAGGGCTGGCCCTGGCAAACGCCGCACGCCGGGGCGAGCTGGTGCACAAGGCGGACTTCATTCGGCGGTTCGAAGGCATCTATGCCCAAATGCGGCAACTGATTATGAGCAGCAGCATGATTGACGCGGAAAAAGACGAGCTGCTGAGGAAAATCGCAGAATTACACAAATAGGACTATGGCATTAAAACTCATGGCGACGTTGGGCCTGGACGGTTCGGGTTTTGAATCCGGCCTGCACAAAGCCGAACACGCCTCCCACGAATTTGTTAGCAGCCTCAAAGGTATTGTTATCGGCGCCGTGGGCATAGGCACCCTGGAAATGGCAATGGAAAAGACGGTCGAAACCGCCCGCGAGTTGATTGAGACAAGCGAGCGCCTCGCCATTGCGCCGGAGCAGCTGCAGATCATGCGGAAGGCCGCGAAAGATTCGGGCATGGAGTTTGAGAATCTGGTTTCCATCATTGAGAAGCTAAACGTTGCACGCCAAAAGGCCATTGGCGGGGATTTCAGCAGCCTGGCAGCGTTCAAAGCGCTGGGGGTGAGCCAGAGCGACGTCAAGGGCACCAAAAGCACCCAAGACCTTTTGATGGGCCCTATCGCCAATGCCGTCAAGAACATCAACCCCGCTCAGATTGGGGAGGCTTTCCGCGAGGTGGGGGTCAAAGGCTTCGGCCAACTGATTCCGTTTCTCAAGAAGGATTTTGACGATCTGGGCGATAGCATGAAAAAGACGGGCCAGATTATGGACACCGAAACGGCTCTAAAGCTTAAAAAGTTCGGGGACAGCATGAGCACGATCGCGCAGCTTGTAACGGCCCATCTTGGGCCGGCTCTGGTGAAGGTGGCGGAGGTCCTCTACACGACAGTCTTGAAGGTGGGCGGCGCCATCGCCGGATTCATGGCAAAGCTTGGCGGTGGTACGGGCAAATGGTCCTGGAAAGACTTTGGCTTCGCCTTCGTTGACCCGTTGAACATCACCCGCAACCGCCAAGGCTTCGACTCCGCGGCCGCCGACGCTGCGCAAGCTGCAGCCGAGAAGCCCTACGCCGACAAGCTTTCCCAATTCCAGGAGGCATTGAAGAGGATTGCGGAGGAAGCCGACACCCTTAATCACCCCACGGCAGCAGATAACACCAGGGAAATAGTTGCCAAGAAGCTCGACAAGCGGGCATTGGAAACGCCCGCTGACTCGCTCGTAAAAATCGGAAACTTCTTTGGGGACAGCAAAAACAGCATCGCGTCCATAGCCCAAGAGCAACTTAACACCATGAAGAAGATTGAGAAAAACACGCGCAACGCACCGTCACAGCCGGGAAGATGCGACCCGAGCTGGGCAGACGGCATGATGCCGCAATTCCCCGTAGTATGAGAGTTTGGGCCCCAGGCGAACGCGAAGCACTAATGGCCCGCATGCGAGCCCGGCCGTTAGTCGTGAACCTGCTTCACGCCGCGTTCCTTGGGGTCCAATACCTTTGCCTTGTGCGCAAATGCCGCCGCATCTTTCGCCGGCAAGCCGAGTATGAAATCCTCGATGCTGCGAAGCGCGAGGCCGAACGCGTGGACAGGTTGCGACACCCCGAGAGGTTTATCGGCAAATAAAAAGCCCGCCGTGGGGGGCGGGCTGTGTTGTGTGTAGGGGGTGTGACTTTTAGTTCCGTTGTGCCGTCTCAGCCTCCTCCGGCAGTTCCAGATCCGTCAGCCCACCCATCCGCCTGGATGTCTTAGCTGAATTAACGCGAGTTCGAGAATCGTGCCGCAACCGCCGCGCCAAGAGTATTGCGATTCCTTCTCGGAACGGAGATACCACTCCCCAGCCTCGATAAGCGTTGTGGGCCGCAGCGCCCGGCCGTTCCTGAGATAGAGCCGAGCGTGGTTGTCAATGAATAGCTGCTTTGGTCCTGATATTCCGCCAAACCTCTCATCATCGTCGAAATGGACTACACTCGTTAACTCGCTTATGCGGGGGGTTTTGGTTCTTGGTGATTTTGCGGTCTGTTTGGCCGCACCGTCAGGGGTATTTTTCTTCATGTGAACTTAGGAACAAAACGGCCGCCGCGGAAGCAAGTAGGCTTGTCGCCTTGAGGTAATCAACCCCAAGACTATCCACGACGGCCGGTTTATGTGTTTTCTGAGTCGCCATTGCGGGTGATTAGTCCGCTTCAACACTGGCGAGGACTTCACTACTTTGAAGACCAATGTCCATCATGCACGGGCAGGAAAGTTTGTAAAGAGTAAAAAGAGGGGGCGGGATTTTAGGAGAAGAACCTAAACAAGATCGAAGAACCTAAACAAGATAAACACCCCTACAAGGTTGAAATGACCGGCAATAGGTAGAGGCATCGTGAGACCGATAAATAAGGCCGCCTCCCGCCAGTCCGGAACATGCCTCAGAAACGGGTCGGAAAAGCCGGGATTCATGAGCCACACCATCAACACCGCCATAAAAACAGTAAACGCAATCCGCGGCTCAAATCCCATCCGGCGAAGCTTCTGCATGCCCCAATCCTAGCATGACCAGCCGCATGGTGGCGGCTTTTTTGTTGGCGAGGCCGCGGCTTTCTATTGGACTCAACTGGCCTGCCCTTTGTATCCCGGTTGTATCCCGCGCACCAAAAATTGAATGGAATTGGGGTGAATTGTGACTAGTGCTAAGTGCGTTTCGCCTCAGTTTTGCCGAGTAGGTTTACATAAGTAGAACTGAGTAGAAACCCCTTTTAAGATTAAGAGTCAACTGCTCTGCCAATTGAGCTACCGAGGCAACCGAGGATGGCTGCGAGGCGTCAGCACGGGTGATTATTTCGCATGAGTTAAGCGGG